ATATTTATGTAATTATAATTTAGGTATTCAATCAAACGGAGGGGCAACACTTTTAGCAATGACCGTAGCCGTTACATCTGTTTTAGAATGGACTGATGTAAACTCAAATATAATAATATCTACCCCAGCTACAGGTAATTTAGTCACAGCACCTAATCAACCAGTATATCAAAGTTGTAGTAATGTATTTACGGTTGATACTAATAATACACCAATATTTTTAATGATTAACTGTAATGTAGATGTAGGATCATGGGGAACAACACTAACTCAATCAAACCAAAATAATATTATATTATTTACAAGATTAGGAAATGTATAATTTTAATAAGTACAATATATATAATGTCAGTAGCATCTGGATTACACATTCAACGGATTTCAATTTTACCATTAAATCAATTAACCGGAGATTGGACTGGTAATACAACTCCAATAACATATTTAAATAAAGGATCGTATTCATTTATGTATAATTATGGATTTCTTGCAAATACAGGTTCTATTACATCAACATTAGCAATAATTACATTATATCAACCATATTTAACTGCTGGATATAAAGAGGTTGTTAGTTCTCCGGAAACTGGATTAATGGGGAGTGCTGTTTTTATACAAAGTATTATGAATAATATATATATTCCAATAGATAATACCCCAGTATATTTAAATATAATAAATACAATTACGGCAGGAACAAATTGGTCTATACAACTCAATAACCAAAAATATACAAAGTTCTTTAATCGTGTTGTAATTATTAATTTTTCATAAAAAAAATATAAAGTATATATGAAATTATATGAACGCCATAAAACTAATTAGATTTTATAAATATATATATAAATGAAGGTATTGGAATTATTTAGTGGAACTGGTAGTGTTGGAAAAGTTTGTAAAGAACTTGGATATGAAGTAATATCACTTGATTTAAAAAATGCTGATATAAATTGTAATATTTTAGATTGGGATTATACTATTTATCCTCCTAATTATTTTGATATTATTTGGGCATCTCCTCCATGTAATACTTTTAGCACTTTAAGAACATCTTGGATTGGTCGTAAATTAAAAGCACACAAAGGTCAAATATGTAGTATGGAATTAATACAGAAAGATATTGATGAAATTGGATTACCTATATTACGAAAAACAGAAGAAATTATTAATTATTTTAAACCTAATTTGTGGTTTATAGAGAACCCTAAAACAGGTCGTATGAAAAATTATCTAACACATTTAACACATTATGACATGGATTATTGTAAATATAGTGATTGGGGTTATAAAAAACCAACTCGTATATGGACTAATAAAGTTGGATTTATTCCTAAAACTTGTAATAAAGATTGTGTAAGCATTAATAATGGAAAACATATTATTAGTATAGGTAATACTAGCTGGGTAAGACTTAATGACAAATATAGAATACCTCCATCATTAATTACGGATTTAATTTCATAAAAAAAATATAAAGTATATATATATTATAATGAGAAAACAGAATAAGTCCAATGATGTTATTGTATTACCAAACCAAATTAAACAAAAGCGTCGTGCAGCATTCGATCATGAATATATTGATGTATATGCAATTAACGCAAATAGTATAGATGCCGAACCAGTCCAAGTCCAATTTACCCAAACTCGTAATTTACCATTTTTATATAAACCAGAAGATTACTATTTAAGTGTAGTTCGGTTTCAAATTGATACTAATACTTTACCCGTATTTACCTGTGCAATTCAATTCAATCAAGCCAATAAAGATCTATCTATTTATTCGGTTACTTTAACCTGGCAAAATCCAGTAGCCCCATTTCAAATATTTAATCAACAAACTTTTTTAACTTGGTTGCCCCAAGATTTAGCAAGTCCCCAACCAAGGCCACCGAGTTTAACACAAAATAAGTTTCAAGACAATTCTGGTGGTTATTATTACTCATACAATTATTCGTATTTTATACAATTAGTTAATAATACTTTTGCAACTTGTTTTACGGCATTAAATGCCCAGGTTGTCGGGGCTGGTTTAGTATTACCTACCGCAAATCCACCGGTTTTTACTTGGAATAATGACGCCAATACTGCTGTATTAAATGCCGATATTTTAGGGTATAATCAAACCATACCAAACCATATTGATATTTTTATGAATATACCATTATATCAATTGTTTAATAGTCTTCCCATGTATATACAACCACTTAACTCTGGTTTAGGTAAAAACTTTAAGATTGATACAGATAATTTTGGTAATGCACAAGTTATCGGTTTCCCATTTTATTTACCTACATATAATGCGTATCAAATCTTCCAGGAGCAAACGGCAGTTAATATATGGAGTCCAATTAGTAGTATTGTATTTACAAGTAATACTTTACCCATTAATTCTACGAATGTTTGTAATCCATGTATTTTTGTTAATGGTGTATCTACAAATAATAATGGAAATAATAGTGATATTTCACAAGTCATTACAGATTTCCAGATTGATAATAATCTTTTTAAGAATAGTTGTATATTTTATCCCCAAGGTGAAAATAGATATATTGACTTGATGGGAACTACACCATTATATACCATTGATATTAACATATTTTGGAAAGATAAGTCCGGTGCATTATACCCATTTAGACTGGCTGTTGGTTGTGCTGCTTCTGTGAAACTGATGTTTGAGCGTAAGGCTGTTGTATCTGGTATTGAAAATCTTAATGATTAATATATCTTTTTTAAAACAGAGTCTATAACATATATTTAGAAATATTTAATATAATAATTATTTTAAGTTTAAAAATTATTTTCTCATTAGTAATATATAATGAGTTCATTTAAATCAGTCTTGATTATGGAAAGTGCAATTGCCGATCTAACTGCAGAGGAAACATTCGGCGTATTTTCAGGTGCAGCAGAAAAAACCCTGCAGAAGTTTAATGCAACATCTGCCTCAAATAATTCTCTTATTTGGAATATTCAAGTCCCAAGTGAATCTGTGGTTGTTTCAAGACACCCTCTCCTACAAACTGCAATTAATTTTACTATAAATATTACAAATCCAGTACCTAATGGGCAACTTGCTTTGAATTATGGTTCTACCGACGCTCTACAATGCTTTCCTCTACAATCTCTTTTTACCAATTATTCAGTTATGATTAATAATACATCTGTTACTACCAATCTTCAAGATATTCTTCCCCAAATTACTCAAATGTACGACAAGAGACAATTGACCCGTTATAATTCTACTACTCCATCTTTACCTGATAATTCTACTGGTATGTATTCTGGAATGACTGGAACAAATAACAATGTTCTTGGTTCTGTGTATGATATGTCGTATGATAGTGATTTTTCCCCCCGTGGTGCTTTTCAATTGAGAGGTCTATTTCCTACCAGATATATTGGAGGTGTTTATCAGGATAATTCATTGGTTTCTACTGGTGTTGCTAATGAAACATGGAAGGTGTATGTTTTTGTGACTGTATGTGAACCCTTGTTGGCTTTGTCTCCATTTGTGGATATGAATGCTGATAATTCATCTGGACTTCTTGGTGTTAATACTATTACGATGACTTGTAATGTTGATACGAGTTGTAAACGTCTTTGGTCTACCGCTAATTCATCGGTGGTTGGAAATGCCTTAACTTCATTTATTACCAGTATTAATTTAGGAACTGCTGGGGCACCTGCTGGTTCGGGAGTTCCTTCTACATCTCCTCTTGGATTTGAGGATACTTATATGCTAATGGAGTTTTTATCTTTACAACCATCTCAGGCATCACAATTATCGTCTAAATGCGTTGTTGGATACATGGATTATCCTAGATATATTACTCCATCTACTAATATTCAAGCAGTATTACCTGCCGGTACATTTACTGGTCTTACATCTTCCAATATCCAATTAAACTCTGTTCCCGATTTGTTTATTATTTGTGTTAGACAAAGTATGGCAACTCAACAATGGTACAATACATCAGGTTTTCTCACTCAAACTGGTATTAGTATTTCTTTTAATAATAAGTCTGGTATTTTGGCGTCTGCTAATGCTCAACAGTTGTATAACCTGTCATCTAAAAATGGATCATGTCAAACCTGGCAGGAGTTTTCTGGTGGTTATTATGGTAATGCAGTTACTGGTGCTGGTGCGTTGGTACCTTCTATTGGTAGTCTTATTGTATTGAACCCTTCTTTGGACTTTGGTCTTGATGATACTTTGTCGGCATCTTCTTTGGGACAATTTAACTTTATGATTACTATTAATGGATTTAATCAATACCCTTATACAATTCAACCAGAGGTTGTGGTTATTACTGCTAATTCTGGGTTGTTTATTACAGAAGCCGGTGTTTCACAGACTTATCAAGGTATTCTTTCAAAGACGGATGTTTTGAATGCCAAAGCCCAGAAACCAGTTATGGATACAGAGGAATATGCTAGACTTGTTGGAGGTAAGTTGTCTAATATGGGAGTTGGTAGAATCTTGAAGCAGTTTAGAGATAAAGCCATTCCTCGTATTATGTCTGCCCCATCGGTGGTTTCTGGTGGAGGTGTGGTTGGAGGAGCTCGTAAAGGTAAGTTAGGTAAGTATCTAATGTAATACACTTGAAAACAATATAAACAAAAAGTATTCTAATAATGTATGTGTATTATTGAGAATTGTAAGACAACCAAGAGTTATAACTACGATAATTTAATTGCTGAATATTGTGGACTACATAAATTAGATGGAATGGTTAATACAAAACATGAAACATGCGTAGTATGTGGAGTTCAAGCGTCGTTTGGATTAATTAAAGATAATTTAAGAGTATCGTGTTATAAGCATAAAACAAATGAAATGATTAATTTAAAATCCAAAAATATCAAATGCTTAAATAATACATGCTCTGGTATTAGTAATAAACAAAACGGATATTGTAGTAAAAAGTGTTTAATTAATTCTATGGATTTTACACCAGATGATTTACAAAATATATCAAATAGGGAATACATGTTATTTACCTATTTAAAACAACAATATACTACCAATATCATTTGGGATAAAAAAATTAGCGGGATTACATTAAGACCAGATTTTAGACTTGATTTTAATACATTTAATATTATTGTAGAATTAGATGAATACCAACACATTTATTATGATAAGCAACACGAACATTGTAGAATTAAAACAATTTATAATGCATTAAATATTCCATTGTATGTAATTCGTTTTAATCCAGATAAATATATAGAAAACGGTATTGAACTTACTACGGATTGGAATGTTAGATTAAATATTTTGAAAGATACTATTGATGAAATTATTAGTGCTACTGAATTAATTGATACATATAGAATTATTCATTTGTTTTATAATAATGATAGTGTATAAAGGTTTAAAAAGTTGTATATTATGTTATATATAATATATGCCGAAACTACCGATTGATTACTCCAACACAATAATTTATAAACTCTGTTGTTTAGACCCTACTATTACAGAAATCTATATTGGGCATACAACCGATTTCAAAGCACGAAAAAATCTTCATAAAGGTGCATGTAACAATGAAAATAGTAAATCATATAATATTTATGTATATCAGTTTATTAGGGAAAATGGAGGTTGGACTAATTGGACTATGGTATTAATTGAAGAAATTAAATGTAATAATAAATTAGAGGCATGTAAGGTTGAACGAAAATACATTGAAGAATTGCAAGCATCTTTAAATAAAGTTATACCTACACGAACCAAAGAAGAAATAAACCAAAAACAAAAAGAATATCATGAACTACATAAAGAAGAACTAAACCAATATCAAAGAGAATATCGTGAACTACATAAAGAAGAAATAAAACAATATCAAAGAGAATATGATGCACTACATAAAGAAGAACTAAACCAAAAAAGTAGAGAATATAATGAACTACATAAAGAAGAACTAAAACAATATCAAAAAGAATATAAAAAACTACATAAAGAAGAAATAAACCAAAAACAAAGAGACCGACGATTACAAAAAAAATTACAAATGGTTTAGTAGAATTAAAATATATTATTTTGTATAAATAATAATATATTTACATATATATATAATGTTCAACGAAGAAATCTTACAAAGACTTATGAAAGCAAACCGTAGTAATCAATTTAACTCATACGGAGAACATACAACCATGACTGGTGGAATTAGATTTAGAGAGCATCCAACACCAGAACTGAACTTTCAACCTGACGATTTATACACTGGATTAGAAATGTATGATGGTATTAAACCCCGTATGATTGGTGGTTTAGGACAACGACTACATGGTGATATGGTAAATGGATTAGATGCACGTGGTGGGTCGTTGAAATCTATTGGTAACTCGTTAAAAAAGATTGGAAAATCTGTTGGTAAAGTTGTTGTCCCAATTGCCAAAGATGTCGGTAAGAATATTGTTAAAATTGCTACTAAAAAAGGTCAGGCATATATTGAAAAACAACTCGCAAAGTATGCTGCCGAAGCATTACCCGTCGTAGAGGAAGCAGCACCATTACTATTAGCAGCAGCAGGTCGTAAGGTTGGACGAGTTAGTGGTGGTAAAGTTAGTGGTGGTATGGTTGGTGATCGTAGAAGTGCTCGTGCATCATTGGTTAAACAAATTATGAGAGAACATGGAGTTTCATTACCAGAAGCATCAAAGTACATTAAAGAAAATGGAATTGAGTATTAATACATACGCATTTTTTTTATAAAAGTATATATATATAATGGATAGTCGTTTAAGAACCAAAATATTATATGAAGATCCAAACTCTATATTTAAGAGTGGTAAAAAAGTGTATTTACATGAATTACAGGGTGCTACATTGAAGACTACGAAACCATCTCCAAATGATGTTAGTGCCGGACTAAAAGGTGCTGAATCAATGTCCCTGTTAATTAGTCAATTATCTCAACTTCAAACTATCGTAGATTTTTTTTATAGTCAAATATACGAAAATACCCAAATGTATGCAACATATAATGTAGTATCAACCAGAGATGCTAAAAAACTTAATTCAAGTATAAAAGCATTAATTACTAAATTAAATAAATTACCTACATCTATATTTAATGAAGATGATGTATTTACATTATTATCGTATCATGCTGACTTAAATAATAAACTTGAATTAATTATTCAATATATAGGCAACGACCAAAATCCAGATTATTATGATGTTGCTATTGATCCATTTTTTAGTCAATCAACATTTTTATCATTATTAAAAACATTGGATACATTATTAAATACTACATTGGCGTCGTTTATTAAACAAATTAATCTTACGGGTATTGAAGGTGATATAGCATCAGTGCAACAATTTGGTAATTTACCAATAGCAGATGTTATACCTGCACAAGATGCTCCATTGGATATACCCCCAGCAGAACCATTAGAAGGTGCCGGAAGATTTAGGGTATTATCACATCGTATTCTTAAACAGCAACCCATAGCATTTAAGAGATTTTTATAGAGTATATATATAATGACAACAAGATTAATGAAAGGATTTAATAATGCTCTTTTAAATACATTTGATGTAATGAGAATATCACAACGACAAAAATTAGTTGGGTCGGCCTCGGTTTTGGGTAATATCATTACAAACGATTACGACCTTAATGAAATGTTTGAAGATAAAGCACAAAATGATATGGATATTTTAACCAAGTTATATTTAATGTTTTTATGGAAGTTTAAAAAAATGTATGAAAGTAATAATTTATGGATAATTGATTTCAAGTGTGGGGAATACAACGGTGATCCGATTAGATGGACCAAAGAAGACATGGAAGTAGGTTATAAAGATTTTAGAAATGATAGAATATTTATTACAAATTGTTTTACGCAATCTAATACTATTACGAAATTAGATGTAGTCCAATTAATAAATAACAGATTTGTAGAAATAAGTGAATTATATTATATTAAGGTGAATGGATTATCAAATTATAATATGAGTGATTTTACATTAGGTCATGTGGGTAATACTCTATATGATGATATGGAAGACTTAATATTGACTAAAAATTATTTTAAAGCATTAAAACGACAATATAGATTACTGGTATTATTTGATAGAAAACCAGGTACTCAATCTAAACTTACAGATTTATTTAATGGAACATATGGGCAGTTATACTACGCAATTAGTCAGTTGAAAACATTGATTTTAATGAACGAACAACATTTTAGACCAGTTAGTAATGAAACTATATTACAAGTCCAACAGAATATTAAAGATGATTTAGGTAAAGTATTGAATTATGAATACGCAATCATTAATTTAAATCATGTATCCACCGTTAAAAATATAAATACTATTATTAATTTTTTGAATAATTATTTGAATACAAAAGTTAAAAAATATATTAATGTATCGTTATAGTATATGATTAACCATATTATACGAATTGGATTTATTGGAGTGTATGTGTATTTTGAATATCAAGTTATAGCATTTGTATTTAGGAGTGTTTGTAATGGTGTATTACATTTTGTTTAACAATACAAAGTATCCAAACATTTAACATTATAAAAAAGTATTGATATATATATAATGTTAAATTGGGAAAAGATCGGATTTCCATTATGTGAAGTTAAAACAACTGGTATTAAAAAGAAAGGTCAGGTCGTATATATGGCATCACCAGAAGAAATTGATGAGATACATAGTGGATTTACAAAATATTCATTAAATATTCCAAAATATAAAGATATGCATTTTGAATTATCTGTTAATAATACACAGGAAAGACAAATTATTTATGTGACCGGATCAAGTGGCTCGGGTAAGAGTTACTGGACTCGTAGATATATTGAATCTTATAAAAAAGTGTATCCAGATAGACCAATTTATTTATTTAGTAGTATAAATGAAGATGATAGTATTGATAAGATTAAAGATTTACAACGCATTAATTTATATTTTGGAATATTAAATGAGGATTTCCAAGCAGAAGATTTTAAAGATTCTTGTGTTATTTTTGATGATTGTGATACGATAATAGATACTAAACTTCGTAAAAAAGTATTACAAATACAGGCCTCAATATTACAGACTGGACGGCATTTTAATGTTAGTGCTATTATTACATCTCATGTTTCCACAAATGGGGCAGATACAAAATTGATTCTGGCCGAGGCCCATGCAATTGTTTTTTTTGTTGGTTCAATGGCCACAAGATCACTTAAATATTTGTTAGAATCCTATATGGGTATGGATAAAACCGAAATCAAAAAAATAAAGAACTTACCTGGTCGTAGTGTTACCTTTGTTAAGTCATTTCCAAAATGCGTTGTAAGTGATAAGGAAGTACTTATTTTGGGTAAAGATGATTAATATTCTGTTGTTCAAGTCGTTTTAATCTTCTTTTTTCATTAATTATGTCTTTATTTTTTTCGTAATAATTATTTTGTTTTTCATTAATTATGTCTTTATTTTTTTCATTATATTCTTTTTGGTATTCTTTAATTTGTTCTTTATTTTTTTCATATTTTATTTTATCTTTTTCTTTAATTTGTTCTTTATTTTCTTCACGATATTCTTTTTGGTATTCTTTAATTTGTTCTTTATTTTCTTCGTAATAATTATTTTGTCGTTTTTTAATATGTTCTTTATTTTCTTCGTAATATTCTGGTTTAGTTCTTGATGGAACATTTATATTTAGAGTTGCTCCTAATAATTCAATGTAGTTGCGTTCAACCTTACATGCCTCTAATTTATTATTACATTTAATTTCTTCAATTAATACCATAGTCCAATTAGTCCAACCTCCATGTTCTCTTATAAATTGGTATACATAAAAATTATATTTACTATTTTCATTATTACATCGTTGTTTATGACATCCTTTTCGGTTAGTCCAATTTGTGGTATGACCTACATAAATATCGGTAATTGTTGGATCATTACAACAGAGTTTGTAAATGATTGTGTTTGAGTAATCAATCGGTAGTCTGGGCATTTATAGTATCTTATAGTATATTATAGTATATCTTTATATTATTTTACCACCCTTTTTGATAATATCTAAACTAGTGCCAACTGATGTGATACCGTGTGCTACTTTTTGTAATATTTGAAAGTCTTTAAACATAGCCATAACATTTTGTTCAATAAAGTTTTGGTATTGTTTAGTTAAGAGTCCGTTGCTTGATAATATCGTTTTTATAAATAATTGGCAATTGTTTGTTACTGGATGGTATGTAAAAAACTTGCTTCCTAATGATTTTTGTGTGTTATTCATTACGGTTTGAAAGGTTAATCCAGATGGTATATTTTCAATTTGTATATAATCTGTATTTTTTGGATTGTAGTTTCCTACGATTTTCATATTAATTGCCTGTGTTTTATCTATTTTTAATTTAATACCATTATCCAGTGTAATGATACTAAATAAGTGATATAACTTATCGTATGGTGAATTATTAAGTATTTGTTGAAATGCTCCAAGTGTTAGTATGTTTAAAGTATGGGTTAGTATTTTGGGTAATGGGGTTCTTCCAACAGTTATGTTGGTTATTGTAGTAGATCCATATTTTTCAAGTATTTTTTTTTGGTCAGAGGGATAATCAGTTCTTCCAAATATAACTTTTTTAACTGTATCGTATATACTACCCCCATTTATGATGTCATTACAATAATAAATTACAAACTTTATGCCGTCGTTGCCGATTGGTATGGTCTTTACATCAAGACATCCTCGTTTTTTACAGTATTTGGGTGTATGTTGTCTAAATCTATAATATTTTGCAGTAGTATGTATTTTACTTAATTTAAATCCATGATCGTTAATCCAAGTGACGGCATCTTCAACAGAATTGGTTGTTGTTGGAATTAGAATTGATTGAATTATATAGTTTGACATATATATTATCCAAAGATTTTAACATTTATAAAAGTATTGGATTTGTTTTTAAAAATAATAATAAAATATATTTTACAGATAGGGGGTCTGGTTTATAAAATATATTATTTTTTTATTTTTGAATAGAATATTTGAATGGAAAAACTTTTACAAAATATTATTACGAATAATAATATGTTATACAGATTTACTACTAATACTTGATATATCATCGTCTTCACTACATATAATACTTGTATCATCTATAACCAATGTATTTGTTAAATATTTATCATATACTCCTGGTTGTAACATGTAATTAATCATATCTATTCTATGTGTATGTAACTTACTAATCATATGATACTGTTTAGTGCATCTAATATAATTTATACCACAATAACATAATACATTAGAATTATTAAAAATATCCTTTTCTTTAACATCTTTCTCATTTTGGATTTTGCGTAATTTTAGTTCAATATTGCGTTGTTCCTTTTTAAGTTGCCGTTTATCTTCACGCATTTTGTCAGCAAGTTCTATTTTCAATTGTCGTTTAGCATCTCTTTCTTGTTGTTTAATATCCTTAATTGATTGTATCTCGTTAATTACTTGTAATTTAACATCATGTTTTGTTGTATTAACCATATTATCATGTATAATATTTTTACAATGTGTAATCATATCAACAGATTTTTCAAATACAATATTAATAAATAGTTTGAAATCTTCAACATCTTCATCTTTGATGCTTTCCATGTTATAAATATAACAATACAACTGATCGTCTGTTGGAGTTGTTACGCAATCTAAGGTATTAAGTAAAAAATCCATATTATGGGTATATTGTTCCAAATTGGTAGCATCTACGGTGTCCTTATTGTATGCTATACATTCATTAAAATTAGCATAGAATGTTGTATTTTCAAACTTGTTAAACTTATTACGGTTATTCATCTTATATATATACTTATATAATCCTTTTAAACTCTTTCAAAAAAATAATAATAAAATATATTTTACAGGGTAGGGGTCTGTTGTATAAAATATATTATTTTTTTTATTTTTGGATAGAATTATTTATAGAAATATTTTTACAAATGTATATTTAATAATACAATTCCACGCCATGATTATAATTTTATTCGTGGTTTCTACTACATTATTGATGGAGACGATTAAAAGTTTAAAATAATATGTATATGAAAACCATATAAACACATATCATAATAATATATATAAAATGAGTGACGATGAATATGACACATTTGAAGAAGAACAACAACAAATTAAAGATACATTTGGAGATACTAATTTTACTATTAGTATTCCAATTAAGGAATGGGATTGTGTACTTACTACTGAAACTGATATAACGATTAAATGTAATTATAAATGTTATTGTTATGATAAAAAACCAAGAAAACCTGAATGTTTTTATATTGAAGGAGATAGATTAACAATTAAATATGTTTTATTAGAATTAAAAAGACAGGGATTATGTCTTAATTGTAATCATCATTTTTTAGAAGGATTTAATATGATTAAATATTGGAGATATGAATTAAAACTTGGTTCGTAATATATATATATGAATATTTTGTAAAAGTTTTTCCATTCAAATATTCTATTCAAAAATAAAAAAATAATATATTTTATAAACCAGACCCCCTATCTGTAAAATATATTTTATTATTATTTTTTAAAAGACAAATCCAATAAATTATATTACAAGATATTTAACAAAATAAAATATTGTATAATAATAATAATGGATAAAATATTACCAAATAGTATACCTGTGCCCATTGATAGAATACATGAAGGTCAAATCATATACAATACAGACGGCATACCATTTGTAAGATTTTATAAACTATTAAAAAATGGGGAAGCATCATATATAAGATCATATTTAGCAATGGTATTATCACCGAATGATTACCAATATTTGCGTAGTAAAATACCAACAAATAAAGAAATCAATGAGGTTAATATCATAAACCCAAAACAACGAAAATATGTAGGAAATACTGGATCAAAATATACTACTAGTACTATTATTGAATTAAACCTAATACCAAGTGACGACCCAGAAAATTATAAAAAAACATTATTTATATTAAAAGACATTCCATTTATACCAATTCTATCAAAAAAATTAATGTATAACTATATTTTAGAAGACAACAGAATACCAGATGTATATAGTATTGATAAAATACCATCATTACCAAAAGAAGTCCAAGACGACCAACCAAAAATAAAGGCAACATATACTAAACCAATAAAATACATGAAAGTTCCTATATACCAAACAACATCTAATGTAAAACTTCTAGCCGATGAATGGAATTATCCAACAATGCCTATATTATTCTCACAATTATTTAGTAAGGAATATGACGCAATAGATAAAAAAATAAACGAACAAATTAATAAAAATCAAGGTATAATCGGCACAGATTTAGCATTTTTTTTTGGTAAAAACCTAATGGAAGAACTATTAAAATATTTAAGCATTACTGATATACACACTGGATTAACCCGTATAGCACTATCTATTATAGATGGCCGAGAATCTCGTTTTGTAAGTGGTTATTTGTATATGATGTCTAAATATCTTCCAGCGAGATTAGATAAGAAAACCAAAGATATATTACAGAAATCGTATGATACAGAGAAAGACAACATACCAAGTCCAAGTAAAAAACCAGAACCTGTAATTGAACCCAAACAAAAACTAACAGGTCGTATTAAAGTGCCCAGAAAACTAAAATTAATAGAAGACCCAATTGAAGAACTTGATATACCATATATACCAAATCCCGTAGTAGAACCTAAAAAGAAGGCATCAACTCCTAAACCAAAAACACCTGAACCCGTAATAAACCAAGACCAAATAAGACGACAAAAAGAAGAAATAACAGAAATGCTTGATACAATAACAATAACTAAAATGAAAGAACTTTTAAAAAATAATAAATTATCTACAACTGGAAAAAGAAACGATTTACTTATACGTTTACAAGAATCTCAACTATTACCATTATATCCTACACCTTATGATAATCTGTTTATTCCTAGACTAACATTAAATGAACGTATACGTGGTCGTGATCCATTTGGTATTAACCGATTTGAATATGATAAATTATCTGGACCAGAAAAAATAAAAGCCATAGAAGCACAAAAACAAGGTAATAGAAAAATAGGTGAGAAATATAAGGAGGGATTGAACGTTTACGGCCCTGAATATGTTAGACCTAAAAAATTAAGAGAAATTAAACAACAACAATACCCAAGAATTGAAGTTCCAACTATACCTATTAATATATATGAAAATGATATAAACCTAATACCCAATAATATTTATAGAATGAATACTGAACCAATTAAAAACAAAAGACAATTTAAACAACCAAGGAAACCAAAAATGTCTAAAACTGATAAAGACATGTTAAAAGAAATCAAACGACTAACTACCAAGTTTCAAAGAATAAATAAGGAACTCTCAAAAAGACTTGATAAAATTGATTCACTTAAAACCAAAAGAGGTAAAATTAATTCCGTTATTATTATGAAAAAGCGTATGATTGAAATGAACAATGTATATGGAATATTACAACAATTACTACCAACTGATAATGATAGTGTTATGTTAATTCATGGATTTAATGATATTAGAACTGACCTATCTAATCGTATTCGTTTATATGAAAACCATATAAACCCATCTCCTGTTAATAATATAGAAATGAACACCCAATCCGTAACACCCCAACCCAAAATTGCGTATATTACCGGACAACGACAACGACTACCACCCAAGACCATATTAGTATCTGGTATTCCAAAATCCAGATTAACCAAATCCGTAGCAATTCCCCAAGATTTACCAGAAATAGTAACCCAACAACCAGAAACACCTATACTACAAATATCTAAACCAACAACACCCAAACCTGTTGTGAAATCCAAAAAAATCAAACCATTTAGATTAAATGACCCACCAGATATTGAAGATTACACCATGAAACAACCATTCGGTATGTATAATAACACAGATTTAGTATTCAAAAATGTGCACGAATATATTAAAAGTATTATTACGATGTATGAGGCATTTAGAATATTTACCAAAAATACGATTATTGAGTTAATTAATACTCAAATTAAAAATCCAACTAAACCAATTATCATTGATTATTTTTATGGTATATATTCAAATGTAGCAAAAGAATTATATGATTTACGAAAAGATACACAAACAAACTATGAAGAAATAGAAAAACTTGACCTGATTGAAAGCACAATTACAGATATTATTTTCGTAGAGTTTCCAGAAGCATTTTGGAGTTTAGATAAACCATTATTAATCCAATTTCTAAAAGATATACTTACATACATGAATAATACATCATCACAAAAAGATAAGACAAAAATAGTTGAATTATATTTCACAAATTATAAGTTCATTCCAAAACCATATCTTAAAACGATGATTGAAGATTACCAAATAGATAATATTAACGAATTAATAAATACGGGAGAAGAATACATTGAGAAAAAACAAGCAGAACATGCTTTACAAGAAGACAATAAGCACCGAATAGAACACCAGAAAAGAGAAACGGAATATTACGCAAAAGTAAAGAAACAACAAGATAAAGATGATGAAGATGATCGAGCAGACCTATTAAAAGAAGCAGATGACTACAAAAAGTTTCAAAAACAACAATCAAAACTAATGAGTGATGTTGATAAATATTTAAAATGAAGCATGAAATTATAATATTTTTGTAATATATAATGGATAAATATATAATGGCTAGTAAGACTAAAAAATATAAGGCATCTATTGTCAAATTATTTAAACAATATATCAAACTCCAAAAGGTTATTATGAAGCAGATTGAAAAGGTTAATACACTTAAAACGAAAAAGGCAAAAATTAATAATCTTCATAAATCTATGCAACACTTATTGGATTTAAAGAATACACAAACAACTCTGTTGTCAACCATGGATGATTCAATTGAAAGTGCTGAAATACAAGAACAGATTATGCCGACTACTACGGAATTAGAAAATATTATTTTCGCAAAAGATGCTGAACTGTCTGGAACTCAAATACTTACTAAATCTCCAAAATCCAAATCTGCTAGACAATCTAAACCAACCGTAATAACTGTTAATGATTTTATTAAGGCAACACCACCAAAACACGATAGACCGTCGTTATATGAACCAAAAAATACAGATGAATATGATAATGAAATCCATTTTAACCAAGTACCAAGAAGTAGACAACTACCACCCAAAACAATATTAGTATCTGGTATTCCCAAATCCAGAGCATCTCGTAAAGATGGTAAATAATACCCACCATTTCTTAACTAAACATTTATAGTATATATGAAAAATCATACAAATATACTATACAAATAACAAAATGTCCCTACATATGGGGCATAACACATCTTCATCAATATCTGGTTTTATTTGAATTGAGCATGTAATACAAACGGTATGATTACAAGCCGTCATACACATCGTCGGTTCATAACAAATAGCACATGTATTAGATTCATTGGTATTAAACTTAATATTAGTATTATCTTTAAAAATCTTTGGTAATTCAAGATGGACTTTGGAGTAATTAATATTATTTTTATGTATAAACTTACCAGTATATTTACAAAATCTAATATTATTAATTATTTGATTTAATGCCGTTAATATTAAACTACATCTTTCGTTTTTTGGTATATGAGAACATAACTGTATAAAATTACAATCACTTAATAAATTGTATAGGTATTCATCATCTTCATCGTCGGTTGTTTCAAATAATTTTTTATTAATATTTTTGTTATGTAGTATGAGTCTAATATATCCGTTTATTTCAATATGTTTTAAGGTCATATGTACTGGTATAGAATCTATAACAACTTCTTCGTAAAAATTACATACATGGTCTCCTTCAAATAAATTAGTTTCTATATATTGGATTACATCTGGTGAAAAGGTATTCGTCATATATCAATTATATATAAGTATTTAATATATTTTAACAATTTTTATTTTAAAATATATATTAATATCGGTATGGTTCAATCGTATTTAATGGGTTATTATTTACAATATATCGTTGATGTTTAGAACAGTTTAGATGTAATTGGATTGATGCTTTTCTATTTTGGAATATTGACCCACATTTACATTTTAAATATTTTGGGTGAATTGTTGGAGTAATATATCCTACATTGGAAGTATAGTCTGGAAATACCCTATGACCTTCGTAGTATACTACATGATTTGTATAATTCATTATTATTATTTTATTTGAATTATGTTAAAGTATTTTATTGAAGTCTAATAAATGAAATGGAATTGGCATAAGTATCTTGAACTGCTACTGATCCGATGTAATTTCCGGCAGATGTAGTCGCAAAAATGGAGATATATACCGAGGCATCGGCAGTTAAGTCGACTACCGAAGATGATGAATGACGACAATTAATATCTGCTGCATTGGCAGCCACGACCTGCTGTTGGATTAAGGCAATTGCCGTTGGTTGCCCTACCAGATTGAAGGCTGTGCATACTGCCGTAGCCCCAGTTATATTAGCACCAGCATTTACAGGGTCAAGGCCATAATTTAAAACACACAAATATCTACCTGCCTTCAACGATCCAATGGCCAACCCACCATTACTGTATGCCACTCCACTAGCGGCCGCTGGAATTGTTAGTTTTATAATAGTAGATTGAAATCCCGTTCTTAAACTCATTATATATACACAATAGAAAATAATTTTATATAATAAACTTGTTAAATATTCCTAAACATATATCTAAATCCATATATCCAAAATAAATATAAACATATTTTATACAATCTTATATTAATGGGCCGTGATGTATTTGGTATGATTAACTTGCGTATTCCAAGGTTTATTACAGATGAAAATATTTTTACAGAGTTATGTTGTGTAAGTGACGGATATTTAAGACGGTTTGATGGATGTGGTTGTTGTGTATATGAATTGGACGACCATGATATACCAATTCTACAAACTGAGTGCCGTAGTGGTAATACCCATAAAACCATCGTAAGAGACGAGACTTTTATTAAATGGAGTTGTGATAGAAATATGGTTATACCGATTAAAGAAAAGATTAGAATTATTGAATTATTTATCCCTGTTAAAGACTATGTATATTTTGACCAGGACCATGAGGTATGTTATAGAAATCAAGATGATTTGGATAATTTATCATATGAAACCAATGCACAAATATTTTATTGGATTGTATTAAGTTCATTACTTATAGCATTTGACCGATATACCCTACACGATAAAATTATATTTACAAGTGAAACCTAATATGTGTAATAAAAATGATATAAACATATATACTAATTATATATATTAGATGACAACATTAAAACCAAACCGTAGTGAATATATGAGTAACTACAATAAGACCAGAAAAAATGATGAATCCTACATGTTAGTAAGACGATTGAATAATAAATTATCGTATTTACGAAAACACCATAATTTAACAGATGACAATGAAGACTACAAATTATGGAAATTATTATATCCAGAGTTTTTAAATATAACTGAAACATTGAATAATATTAATATAATTAATTCTAATAGTAAAACTAATTCTAATAATAATTTTAAAGAACGACTACATGCCTTAATAGATGAAATAATAATTTGAAACAAAATACTTTAAATTATTATTATATATCATACCCCCTGTCTGTTAAATATATTTTATATTATTTATATTTTGTATACTTTGTTAAAGTATTTATCCAACCTTAATAATACTTATATAATTCATATTATCGTTATAGTTTGTTCCAGTCGGTATAGTCCATGTAGTAAATGCCGTATAAGTCATAAATAAGTTTACATAAATAGGAGTATTATCATTTGGTATAAATACATTATTTTGAATACTTTGTATAAATACACCAGTTCCAGGAGTCCCCATTCCACCAGTCTTTGGACTAGTCATAATTTCTAAATTACCTACACTACCGTAGGGTGCTATACATGATACTATACCTTGGGTTGATGTGAGATTTCCGGCAATTGCCTTGAACGCATAATTATATGTAAAAACATATGCTCCCTTATTTAAATATGTTACGAATGAGTTATAATTTGCAGTTTGATTTCCTGGTTTAATTGGTATTCTAATACTTATTAGATTATTTTTTACAGACATATACATTATAGCGAAGATATTTTAGTAAATGAAATAATATTCATATATTGTTCTTGTATGTTTGTAGTTCCCCAAGTTCCAGTCGTAGTACATGTTAAATACAAATAAAATGGTGTATTATTATTAGATACAACAAAAGTATTACTTAAAGTTTGTCTCATAGCATTAGTTCCGGCAAGACCCATTTGACCTGTTAATGGTGTAGCACAAATTACTTGACCCCCACCCGTAAATGATAATCCACTTGTAATAATTGCCTGACTATTTGTAATAGGCCCAACCGTAGTGATGTATGATACATTATAATTCACAAAATAAATACCAGCATCTAAATAAGTAATAATATTTCCATTACCAGCATATACCCCTGACACTTGCGTATTTGGAATATTATTTAAAATCACTCTAATACTATCAAAGCCGCTTTTGATACTCATTATACTATATGTTTTTATAATTATTTTGGATACTTTATTAAAGTATATTATACCATTTCTAAATTAGTATTACTTTTAACTTTTTGTAATTGATGAGATACATCGTATTCATGTTCTTGCTCTTCCAAAACTACATTTCGTTTAATATGAAACCCAAGACAATCACATTCACTACACTTTGATTTGTAGGCCATACTTGCAATTTTTATTATTAATCCACTGCATGTAGTCAATAATACAATATAAAATGTTTCAGTCAGCATTATATATTACTTAAATATTTTGTTTGGATACTTTGTTAAAGTATATATTATTCTGGGAAAGCACATGTCTCTAAAATATACAAGGTTAGTAATTGTTTCTGTTGAAATGCTAAATCGGCATTTTTTCTCAATAGTTGAGTTCGTAAATATGTAAGTTCATCTTGTATGCTAATAATTTCTAAATTAATTGCGTCCATTTGAGATGTTAATATTGGAACGGTGTATAAAACATTTTCTAAACGAAACGATTGAGGTGGAGGTGCCATCTTATATATTACACAAATATTTTAATTAGTTAGTAAGACCACTTGAATACAATAAGTCGTCACAGAATTAATACTGATACATTCAACCACCATAAAACCAAATCTTCCTGTGGGAATACTCACATTTGAACTATACAATGTTTTTATATTTGCTCCAAGTCCAGTTTGGAATACCAAATTACCACTCCCACTATTCAAAATACCTAAACGATATCTACCACCCACGACCATATTTGTTAATGTTAATGCAGTTACATTATTAGACCCACCAGTGATAGTAATACTAGACGACCGGAATGTTACATTTTGCCCGTTGGAAGCCCCACTTATACTAATCGTATTCCCAGCGTAAGTTGCTACATTTTGACTTGTTGGAATAATAATATCCCCTAAATGGTATAATGCCGTTAAAACTCCAATAGAGGGGTCATATGTAAGTGGGCCTGTTGCATTATCTACATATACCGTAGAATTACTTGATAAAGATTTAACAAAAGTTGGAAAATAAGTTCCAGAAGTATTATCACTTGTAATAGATACAGATGAAGCAGATGAGGAATTACCACTTAACGACCCACTAAATGTAGTTGCCGTAATAGTATTTGTAGAAGGATTACATGAAATACCTGCAGTTTTCTGTGGTTTGCCGTATCCGGTTCCACTACTATCACTAAAATTAAGATAATGTGTAAGATTTGCTACGGTATTGACTGTTTGAATATTACCAGTCCATTTATTGGCATCAAGAGTATTATTGACACCAAGAGTTATACTATTTAAATATAATGTATCCGTAGTCAATAAATTATTATCACCAGTTAATAAATCATATGCTTCAAATCCAGCACGGCCATCTTGATATGTAGTATGCCCACAACTCACCAAGTTTTCTGGTGTTTGAAAATCCAACATATTTCCTAATAATTCTGTTTGATGTGTAGTAGATGGTTGAACCAATATTAACGAATTATGGTCTATAAACATCTCGTCCAAAGTCAATGTATCTTCAATATGCATTTGAGTATTATCAATATGAAGAGCATGAGTATCTCCAACTTTTGTAAATGTAGTTAAATTAGACCCAATCGTAGTATATTGGGTGGGAACCGTAGCATCACTTACGATAATAGTGTCAATCACAGAAAGCGTATTAGAATTAGGGGGTATTTGTAAAGCATCTAATTTTGGGCCTACTGACGCAACAAATGCCCCGATGTATGTTATTTTAGAGTTTAATTCGTATTTAGAATACATTATATATATATACTTTTATAATTATTTATTTTTAAAACAGAGTCTCACCTATATATAATTTCAATTTAGATTTTTTATATTTGTAATATATTAATGAGTATGTTTAAAAATCTAATGGAAGGTGGTAATAGAAAACAAGCAACTACTGATGGATATGAAAGAAGACTTATAACCCTAAATGACGGACAACCGTTGGATAATTTAGCGTTTCTGTATAATTACGATGTTATACTTGAAAAAATCCAGAAATATAAATTAACTACTCAACGAAACTTTATTATTTCAATCGTATCTGTTTTAAAAAATGTAAAGACCATGAAATCTATGTATGATAAATACAGTAAATTATTGGAAGAATATAATAATACACTTCGTAGTAATAATACTAAAACAGATGTGCAAAAAACAAACTGGATTAGCCAAGATACTGTTATACAGGTATATAATAAATTGTATGAAAATGTATATCCTATCATGTGTAAAAAATCTAATATTACAGAAACTACATTTAGTAAAATAACTCAATTAATTTTATTAGCATTATTCGTATTACAACAACCTCGTAGGTTATTAGATTATAAAGACATGGTTATTATTAGAAAAATGCCTAAAATTATGGATACTACATTAAATTATTGTGATATTATTACAGGTATATTTTACTTTAATAATTATAAAACATCTAAAACCTATAAGACCCAAGAAGTGCATATAAGTACTGAACTACAAGAATTATTAAAATGTTATGTATCAATACACCCTACTAAACTAACTACTAAAAATTATATATATTTATTATGTAATTATGATGGAACACCGATTAATAATACAACAACACTTACAAGAATATTAAATAAAATATTTATGGAAGCAGTCGGTAAAAAAATAAGTAGTAATCTATTGAGGAATATATTTTTAACAGATTTGTTTAAAACAGACATAAATAAATTAGAAACTACTGCCTACAATATGGGGACATCACCAAATATGGTTAAGAACACTTATGTTAAACAAGATTAAAGAAATGTGCTATAATATACTAAAAGATGCCACGACTACCAATTGACTATTCCAACACAATCATTTACAAACTCTGTTGTAATGATCCAACAATTACCGATATTTATGTAGGACATACTACTAATTGGACTAAAAGAAAACAAGGGCATAAAACAAGTTGTAATAGTGAAAAAAATAAATCATATAATTTTTATGTATATACTTTTATAAGAGACCATGGAGGGTGGACTAATTGGAATATGATTGAGATTGAAAAAATGTGTTGTATTAATACTCACGATGCTAAAAAGAATGAACGTATACATATGGAATTATTAAAAGCAACATTAAATAAACAATTACCTACAAGAACTCATAACGAATGGATTGACACTAATAAAGAACAACTTAAAGAACGACAAAAAGAATATTATGAAGATAATAAAGAACATCGTAAAGAATACCAAAAAGAATATTATGAAGATAATAAAGACATAATTAATGAAAAATCCAAACAATATAATAAAGAACATACAGAACAAATTAAAGAATATCACACACAATATCGTGAAGAACATATAGAACAAATTAAAGAAACCAATAAACAATATTATGAAGATAATAAAGACATAATTAAAGAAAAACAAAAAGAATATTATGAAGATAATAAAGACATAATTAATGAAAAATCCAAACAATATCGTGAAGAAAATAAAGACATAATTAAAGAATACCAAAAAGAATATCGTGAAGAACATATAGAACAAATTAAAGAAACCAATAAACAATATTATGAAGATAATAAAGACATAATTAAA